TTTAATGCCAAAGGCTATTGACTGGAGTAAGCTTTCAGTGTATGAAGAAGAGGACAACACTGCAGGTAGTCAAACCCTAGCCTGTTCTGGTGACGTATGTGAAATCGTAGATATAGGAGCTTAACATGAATACTTACACAAGACCTTTTAGAAAAGAAGTATATGACAGAGTAGACGAACCTTCTAAGCAAGCTCTCATCAAACACTTAGAGGCAGAGGGGCATACAATAATAAACTCAGAGGAAGACTACTACGCAGATGTAACCTCTGAGAAAGATAATGTAATCTATTTTAGTGAGGTAGAACGTAAGGGCCAGTGGGATAATGATTGGCCCCCTCACTGGAGAGAGTTACGTATTCCAGGAAGGAAGAAGAGACTAGTAGAGAAGTATAAAGATCAAGTGGACAACCTAAACTTCTATGTTCTTAACAGACACTATGACAAGGCATGGAAAGTAAACGGTACTCAGATGACAGAGGGAGCACTAAAGAAAGCCTTTGGTCCAAGGATACCAGATGGAGAAACCTTTTACCATATACCATACACTGAAGCAGAACTAATTAAAATAGCATAAGGGGACTACTATGGACAATATAGATACAATAACAATTAATGGAGAAACAACACTTGACCTTGGGGATATGTTCAGCTATGATGCTGTTAATAAACCTGCACACTACAATCTAGGGGGTGGTGTTGAGTGTATTGACTACATTAAGCAGGTGCTAACACTAGATGGTTTTATATCATACTGCCAAGGTAATATGATTAAGTATCAACATCGACATGGTTACAAAGGTAATCCTGTTCAAGACATGGAAAAAGCACAGTGGTATCTAAACAAGATGCTAGAAGCAATGAAGGAGAAGCATAGGTGAAACCTTACGAACAAGGTAGAGTAGCTTTCAAGGCTGGTAAACTTGGTAATCCATACCAAGCCCAAACTAAAGATAACAGGGAATGGGAGATGGGCTTTAACAAAGCCTACTTCTTAAACCTTGAGAGAGTTAAGGTATATGAACAGAATAAAAAAAATAAACAGTCTTGAAGAAGAGGCTAAGAAGTATACTCAGAAAAAGATAAAGCCACCGCTAAAGGACAAGCCATTGACATCTCGTAGATATCTAGCTGGTCAAGCGATGGCTGCTTTGATTTCAAGATCCCCCAGTTCTATGCACAAGGCTGATTTAAAACGTGAGGCTTATGAGTGGGCTGACTTTATGTTAGAAGAAGATGAATAGTTACCTAAGACCCACTTTAGTTTCAAGTAACCTATCTCTAAAAGAATCATCTTCTAGGAAAGATATAATTAATTCTAGTTGAGGGGCATCTAATTCCCACAGTTTATCTTCGGATGTCCCAAAAGATTCAAGGTATCTCTTTAACTCTTTTTTTGTTACACTGCTTTCTGTTATCTCATAGATAAGCCCTGCTTTTCTAGGCTCATCTTTTTGAGAAACCTTTAAGACCTCTTTTACATCTTTTTTTGCAGCAGATATTGCCGTATTTAAAGATTTTTCTTTCTGTTCTAAAGATAATTCATCCCAATTATTAGCAACCATTGTATCGGCCCACATCTCTAAGTAGGGAAAAATGTAGTCGTTAATTATATTTACTGCTTCTGGAGTGCTGTATAAATTAGTTTTCCAGTTTGGTCTACCAACATCATTAAATATTTTTTCTATAGTTGTGGGAGCTTCTACTGCCCTGAACCCCAAGACCCTACCTATTGGAGTAGACGGAGAATCTTCTTGAGTAGGAAACTTTTTCTCTACCTGAGAAGTTCCCGCCAACTCCCCAAAGATTTGATCTACATATCTTAATGAATCATTCCAAGCTTTACTACCTTGTTTTTTATCTGCGTAGATATAATCCTCCCCTTTGTATAAACCAACAGCTTGATTAACAGGATCAGCAAACCTAGTAAACCCAGAACCATACATTGAAAAGGCACTACCTAAAAGTTCTCCAAATCTTTTTCCTGCTTCAGTTCCATCTAACTCTACTATATTAGCCGCAAGATCACTGAGTATTTGTCCTTGATCACCAAGGTTACGTATGAAACCTTGAACACCTACTTGCTCAAAGAAAACTTTTTTAAGATCGTTAGGTACACTACCATCCCTTACTACATGAGCACCAATCCTAGCGGCTATTTTAAAATGGCTGTAAGGAAAGTCATACTGTCTGCTAACTATCTGTCCATCAGACTGTCTCTCTTCGTGCCAAGCAAGTCCTTTATCTAGGTTATCCATCTCTTTATAAGTTATAGCACCCAACGCAGTCCATCCCGCTGCTGCCCTAGAAATACCTTCAAAAACATCTTGTTCTTTTCCTATAGCTTTTCTATAAAGCATAGTTGTACCAGTGTGCCTAGCAGTAAATGCAAGTGTGTTATTAAAGAACTGTCCAAACGGAGCGACTGCACCTACTATCGGTATAAGTCTCATACTTTCTACTGCACCTGCAAATAACGCCACTGGGTTACCTTTTCTGGCTTGAGCCATATCAGTAAAGGATCTTGAAAAAGAATTATCTAAAGCATCTGTAACAGCAGTGCTTTCTATTTTTAAAAACTTTTTATAAGAATCGGATTTAGCATCAGATAAATATTCCCACACGTTATCTTGATTCATAAAATCATTGAGGGTCATATCATATTCTAGTCGGACTTGTTTATCTAAAGAATACATAAACTCTTGAGTCTTAGATAAGAAGTCTTGAACCTTAACACCATAAAGGGTTTGTAAACCATTGGTGAGCTTTTCAAATCCAGTTTTAGTTAAGGTTTCACCAGGATTTAATTCTAATTCTTTTAGTACATTATCAACTTCAACCCCACCATATATATACCTAAATAATTCTTTACGTGCCTCTGGTCTAAATGTTAAGTAATCCATAGATGCTTCATAAGTTGCATAAGGATCAAGGAGGTTTCTAAATTTTTGTCTTTGAAGTTTTACAAGCTGTTTAGATTTATTTCTATAGGCAGTTGCAGTTGTTTTATTACCAGCTACATCTGCAATAAGACTACCACCGCCATATAAAGTTGCTTGTATCATATCAGAAAAAGACTGCATACTAGATGCTTGAATCCAACCTTTTATATTGAGGGCTGTAGTTCCTGGATGCATAACAAGATACTTAATAAAGTTTTTTTGGAAGTCGCTTGAAAACTCTTTTGTATTTTGCCATACACCTTTTTTAGTTGGGTCTAATACAATGTCTACAACTTGTTCACTAGTTAAATCTGATAATTCTTTTCCTTTTGATCCTGACCTAGCTGCATCATCAAGTCCTGCATTAAGATGCCTAGAAAGAGATAAAGTCTGTCCAGCACCTTTTGCTTCTGTAGACATTCTTTTAAGAAAATTTTCAACAGACATACCTTTAAACTCAGAGTCTAAAGCGTTGTCAAATATTTTATCGTAAGCTTCTTGCAGAGTTTCTTTAGTTGAAGTATCTAGTTCTTTGTATATGTCTCCAAGATATAAATTAAATCTATCTTTATCTCCACGAGGTGTCCATTGTTTTACACCAGATTCATAAAGAATATCTTTTAATCCACCCACTGTTTTTCTATCACCAAAATAAAAATAGTTAATTAAGTTAAAATCATGGGCTGCATCGTATACATCCATATCCATTTCTTTATTAGCTATTTTTAAATCAAGACCTTCTTTAGTTCTCTCTGCCCACTTTTCAGCAAAGGATGAAAGTTTAATAGCACCATCCTTTATAACTTTTATATCCACTGCCTCAATAGCTTTAGCTGCATCAAAAACTTTTGCGGCTTCTTCCATTGCTTCTTTTCTGGAGGTTAAAACTACCTGTTCTGATCTGTCTACTAACGTAGAATATAGAGGTAAGTTAGAAGTACCTTTACTTTTATTTAAAGCAAACGCTAAACCACCACCACCAAGACCACCAGCAGCACTAAGAAATAAAGCTAAAGGGTCATACTCTTCTTGAACATTTGCTTTCATACGAGCCTTTTGACCCATAGCTTCTAGCCCAACTCCAGCAGCAGAATCAACTACGGCTGTGCTAACTATTTCTTTACGCATTGCTGTATTAGAAGCTTTCTTATATGAAGAATCCTCAAGTATCTTTTTTGTATATGCTTTACGTGCCTGTTTTGCAACCTCTTCCTGACCCTGTTTAGTAGCAGCTTTTTTACCTAATGATTTAATGGATGCTTCTGCAGCCTCAATAGCTGCTTTTTTTGCTATTTGTGTTGCTATTTTAGTTGCACCTGATGCAAACAGTTTACCAACACCAAGACTAAGAATATTAACTGGGTCAATAATTAAAGCACGAGAGTAGTCATATACTGCATCTGCTTTTTCTCCAAAGGTTCTATCTTTACTAAATGCACCATCTAAACTATCAAAGACATTGTAAGCTTTTCCTGCTACACTACGTCTCTTTTCAAGAGAGTTACCCTCCCCTTTATTTAGATAAGATAATTCAGTAGCAGTCACAAAAGACTGACCAAAATTAAACTTACGCATATTGTTTACGAAAGAATCAATTAACTCTTTTTTACTGTAATCATCCTCAGTCATACTGAAACGATCATCCATGTAGTCACTAATAATATTAAAATTATTTTCTTGACCAAGAGTTTCCATCAAAGAACCAGAGGATTCTTCAACTTCTTTAGTACCAAACATTTCATCATACTCAGATTGAGAAATAATTCCCATTACTTAACTTCCTTGTGGTTTTTCAATAATACTTCTGTCTTTTCTAATGTAGGTTTTTTTAGTTCCATCTGGTAAGATGATATCTACAATCATTTCTTCTCCATTACCCCTCTTGCCAAAAAAAAGTTTAGCTTGTTTTAGTGGATCTTGGCCCTCTTGTATTTCTATATCTGGATAGGTAACAGATGGTGGGTCTTGTGGTGTCTCTGACCCTGGCCCTGACGATGGACTTGGAAATGGATAGTCATCTTCTTCACCAGATATGTATGTAAGTAAACTGTTGTCTATAAATGCAGGTTGGTTTATAAAATATGAACTTCCGTTAGCCCCTAAGTAATATTGCTTTGCTATATCAAAACCTATATCTGGATTTTTTAGTAGTAATTCTAGTTTTTCTTTTCTTTGACTTGGTGAAGTCATGTCTTTTATTTTTTTAAGTTCGGTTACCCTCATTTGAATCTCTGTGACATTACCTGTATTATTTTCTTCAGCATCTGCAGCTTGGGTTTTTAATTCTAATATTTTTTGGTCTAAAAGACTATCGTATTCTCTTCGTATTATTGCCTGACCTTGTAGAATATCATTTTGATCTAACACCCCAAACACACTCATATCAGTTGTAACACCCTCTCCTTTTCTAGCTTTAATAGTGGGAGCAGAAAGACTAGCTTGAATATCTTTACCTTTTACACCTAGTATATCTGATGAATAGGCATCATACATTATTTCTTTTAAGTCTGGTGTTTTAAACATTTCTTGAAGCATATTTCTTTCTACTTCGTCTGGTTTCTTAAGATCAGCACCTTCAACAAAATCAGGAGTTGCATTTATAATTAAATCAGAGGCAGAGCTTTCAGACCCCCCATAGCCACTTATGTCAACAGCACTATCAAGTATCTGACCGTTGATAGTCATTCTTGTTTCAGATTTAATTGCAGCCCCATAAAGTTTTAGTAACTCTCTAGGATTTTGATCTAACAAAGCTGTAAGTTTTTTTGTATTCATACCTTTAGATTCTAAGTAATCTGTAGCTTCAGTTAACTCTTGCCTAGCTTTAGCTACCTCATTTTGTCTTTTTATACCAGCAGTATACAGATATGCCTGTGATTTATCAATTTGAGTTTTAGTATACTCTCGGTTTTCTCTCATGCGGTCTGCAAGACCACCGACAAACGCACCACCTAATACTTTACCTAATACACTCATAATATTATATCCTTGCCATTAAACCTTTTGGTTTTTCTTCTTCTATTGGAGTTTCTTCTGCTGGCTCTCTCTCTACCTCAGAGGACTCAGAAAGTTCCTGTATAAAATCAAAACCCTTATCTCTATCTTCTTTAGGTGTAGCCCTTGCAGCACTGACTAAGATAGAGGCTCTCTCCATAGGATCAACTTCTTCTTTATCAAAGTCTTCTTTGTAGTTTATCCCAGCCTGATCTGCCGTTTTTATTATAAACTTTCTTATGATAGGTTCAGCAATAAGGCCTAGATCAATAGTGTGAATACCTTTAGACACTGCCCCTGTCATCATAGACTTAGTTAGTACCGTTACAGGTACACCAAAATCAAGAGCAAAGAACACATTATCTAATACCTCTGGATCAGCTATACGGTTCATGTGATACCTAATAGCTAAGTCTGGATCGTCTAGTTCTGGTGGTCTTTCCCATGCAAAGTTTCTAGGTTCATCTGTTAAAGACTGTCCAGGTATTGCAGCTTCCATTGTTGGTAACATTATTCACTCCCCCTAGCCGCATTTGCTATTGCACTCAATACGTCTTGAACTTCTTGTACGGAAAACTGAGATTTATTTCCTCTTCC